CTTTATCAGAACCTTCAATATATCCTTTATTCGGCTGGACTAAATGATCTACTTTAATCATAATATCAAAGTTTTGATTATCATAATAAGCCTGTACTTTAGGCGAACACTTATCATTACCAAACTGGTCAACTAATTGCCGTACTGACATTTCATATTGTCTTGCGAATGTATCAACCTTGCCTTTATGATTAACTCCAATCATATACTCACCAGCTGTGAAAGACCTCGCACGTACTACATCGTCAACATCTGATAGGATAATATAACAACCAGTCCCGAAAGTTCCGAGTTCCATATAACATGAAAAGAACGCATCATATAAGTTACTACGATTTATAACCGTATACATCTGGTCTTTAACATCATCCAGCCATGCACGCACACCAGGAATCTCAAGCATTCTATTATCGTCAAGCGTTAATCTGAACCATTGACTCGCTTTATTAGTCATACCACTATTTAATCCTGATGCAAATATATTAACATCGTGCGTTGCGTGTGAACGTATCAAAGTCTTATGGTCTATTAAAGAACCAATCTTTGAATAATCACTGTTAAACAACCCTCGAAACGGACTGACATATTGTGCCAATACCTTATAAGCTGGAATAAACTTATTAAGCTTATCAAACAGCTTGCCACTACGTTTAATAGCTTTACGTTTGCTTTCCATCATTTTCCTCCAAATATATCTTTAAATTAGGTCCTATAAAATGTTCAATAAACACTTTAGCTGATTCATCCATATTACCTTTAAACTTAAGAATACCATCATCCCAATATAATTTTCCTACATCATTAAGCTCATTATGAAATGTAATGGTAAATTCTTGTTGGACATTTTCTATTACCATTTCAGGCTCTTTATTATCTACGATGAATATTTCTTCCATTATGACCCCAATGTTTCTTTATCACCTTTATATAGTCCTTTATATAGTCCTTTAGGTGAGGTTTTAATTGTGCTGGCAAAACCTTTTCTGTATGCCGATGTACGTTTCTTTCTATTCTTCTTTAAAGAACTTTTAGTAGGACTAGACATCGTTGGTCTAGGTGAAGGTTTAGAAACCTTTTTTATAATAGATTTTATACCACCAACATCTTTTAAAGCATCGTTAAATAATCCCATTATGACCCCAATGTTGTTTTCTGTTCATCAGATACGCCTTGAGCACCAGTCTTTAAGGTACTAGCAAACCCTGACCTATATTGATTAATTCTTTTCTTACGTGATGCTGCTTGACCTGATACACTTTGTTCCGTAGACTCAACCGTTGGTCTTGGTGCTGGTACTGGTGCTGGTTTTATATCTGGTGCTTTTGATCCGCCGCCACACATACGCTCTCCTTTGTTTATACTGCCAATGGATTATATTCTTGTTCATATATTCTAGTATTCTTCGTATCTAAAAAATCATACTCTTGCATCTTAATTGGTAACGTATTCATTACCGAGCCATCTACCTTTGGAAATACTGCATTTAGCTTCTCATCCATTATTCTTGCAATACAATCAAACATGTCGTCATGTGAAGATACTGGGAATGTATCATATTCATCTTCAAGAAACACTCTAACAAAATCAACTAGCTTATCATCTACTGTCTTGAACGGCATGCTAAATGGAATGAAGAATCGTCTGTTTTCAAACACTGGTACAAGCTTCCTAATCCTATCATTCTTTGGCGTTGATCCTCCAAGTTCCTCAATATGGAATCTGTAGTTCTCAACTTTGTCTTGAATGTATTTAATATGTTCAATGTCCGATTGCATTCCATACTTTTCATATCCTGTTGCCTTTGGTAGCCATTTGCGATGTAGTCTAAACAAAGCATTTGTACGTTCAGTTAAATTCATCCTATCTCTTAACCCATCTACTAAATAATAGTTACCATCAGGTGCTAACCCTATCACAACCATCACAGTATAATCATTATCTTTCTTCTTCTCACCTGCTGGGTCAACTAATATATAAAAGTTCCACTGTGAATAGTCTCTTAACATGCTGTACTGCATGATCCAATCACGATTGAAGCCCATTGCGTTATCGGCTAATGGATTTTGAAGCAACTGGCACGACGCTGTATATGATCCCATATCCCGAACCTTCTCATCAAATGACTCTTGACTTAAAAGAACAGGTTTCCCTTTGAATGTACCGTCATCTGTTGCAGGATATAAGCGAGGAATTGCTGTACCACGCTTCATAATTGTCGAATATGTATCATTTGAGTTCTTAGAACAAAATCCATTAGCAATATAGTTTTCTGTTTCTGTTTCTATCCAGTAAACATTAGCATTGCCATTCTCTTTTATATCAACCAAATCTATTTTATCTGTTTGTAATGCAGAGAATAAAGAATCTTCCAACTTATTACTCTTTGTAGGATTTATCTCTTTCAAAAATCTATATCTTTCTTTCCACCCACCATTAATAGCAAAATTATAACATTGAGAATGTTTCGTTGTATCCATTTTTCTCTTATATTCAGACCATTCAAAGTTCTTTTTAGATAAACATTCTCTTAATTTATTAATATTGTTATCATATTGTACTGTTTGAGTAAATGTTATTACAGCACTTGGATGATTTGTATTCTTTCTCATACCACCATCAGCAGAAAAGAACCCAGAAAGCCATCCAGAATTATAGCTTTTATCTTCTTCTGTTGGTATAAATACGCTACGAACACTTTTCATTTTATGATAATGTAATCCTAATGGTTTATATTCCTTCCCACTTCCATTAGCACCTCTCCACCATTTATGGTCTTCTGTAGAAACAATGCTTCGTCCATCATTAAATATGTATTTGTTAACTGCTTGTTCTTTATACGAGCCACAATCTTTAACTTTAGATTTTACAAGCCATCTAGTGTTATTTTCTTTCTTCCAACCTACAATAGTATCACCTATTTTAATATCTTTTATTGCTTTTTGACTCCAATCTCCCATAGTAATCATAGTATCACCAATAAGACAATGATATCGCGTGCCAATATATCGCTTCACACCGCCTTGTGCGCCTAAGTTTAATGACAATTCAAACGAATTAGTAACCTTCTTAATCATATCACCTGTTGAAACAGACTCTTTTGTTACCACATCATCATAAACCATGAGTGAATAATGCTTTGAAGTAGGCTGACCATCAACTAAACCATGGGCTTCTATCGTTGCTTCTTTAGGATTCGTACGTCGTTTAACGATAATACCGTCATCAAGCGACCATTTAGGCGATTGTTTCTGTGGGTTAGGATACAATATCTCAGGGAATAAACCCTGTAAGAACGTATTAAGCTCAAATTCACGCTTGATCTGGGATAAGAAAGCCTTTGCTATTGGTCTTGTATGTGAAAAAATCCCAACTGTAAGATCAGGATTATTCAAGATGTCTTGAATTGTTAAGCCATAAGTTATGATAGTACTTTTATAATGCTCTCTGGACCATAAATCAATGTAACCATTTGGTTCTGCTTCAACTTCACGACACCTTGCGTACAACCAATCATTATTTAAGTCTTGACGTTTACACCCTCTTGATATGAGAAAGAACAAATCTTCTAAACATAAACGACGTAACGCTTCTGGATCACGAGCAGCAATACACTCTTCGTAAATCTCGTTAGAACCTTTTCTAGTTTTTTCTTGCATCAACAAGTTGTTTCCGGCCTTTGTACGCGTTCGTCTAAATCAATCTTTGTGACTGTATGTGCTATTTCCCCTGATACCTCAACCGCTTTTATCTCTTTGGACTTACCTTCAATACGATCTATAATCTCAACAACAGCTTTGTAATTACCTTCGTCAAATGCTTCTTTAATTAATTTAAGTGCTACAGGATTTGCCCATTCACCTTTTGGGTCTTTAGCCGCAAGTAATTCTCTAAGCACAGTTTTTATGCTTTTAGCACCTTTTGGTCTGCCATTAGGATTGCCTGATACTCCTTTTGGAAATGGTGTGAGATTTTTATTTCTCGCTGTTTTATTACTGTTATTTGCCATAATATTTACCCCAAAGAAAAAAGCCCTCACTACCTATTCGCGCGATAGTCAAGGCTTATATTTCTAAGGCATCCCGTCGGATGTTTTTTAAATTTTTACTTGCTTAATTGCTCCTACTGGA